CACGGAAACTGGCGGTTTCTGGGCTGTCATCGAACCCTGTGTGTTCTTCTGCGTTAGACTGCACGAAGATAGAATCTGCAGAGATGTTTGCTCCGCCACCGCTTCTATCTAGAGTGAACAGTGCTGCGTTAGTGGTAGCATATATCGGTGCGGAGGCGCTGATCCAGGACGAAGTCGCTGAGCTCCATCTCTTGGCGCTCCAGCGTGCTCCGTTGTTGGGCTCTGTGGTCTTGATCCACACAGATCCAGTTGGATATCCTGCTACGGTTTCGGTATTGTCAGTTCTCTTGAATGTCGGAACACTGGTGTGTGGACTCTGTTGCAGTTTTGGTGAAAAATACAGTCCAGCGGTTATTCCCAGAACACTCCAAGATAAAGAACCGTTCTCTAACAGCACCGCACCGTCCGCACCCGTAGAATCTCCAGGTGCGCCGTCTGCTGCAGACCGTCCGTCGCTGTAAATGTATAGGCGATTGCTGATAGATTGCGCAGTGACGCCTGTGATCCCAGCAGCATTAATCGCTGTGGCGATAGCCGTAACTGTACCAGGTGCACTGATATTGACAGTAGTGTTGTTTATGAACAATGTTTGGCCGGTCCAAGCGTTGGCGTTAGCTGTACCGGCAACAACATAGTGGCTGGCCTTCCATTCTTTAGATCCTACTAGTACCCATTCGCCTGCATCCACGGCTGTGCCGCCACCACCGATTCCGCCGTTACCTGCGGATTTAAAGTAAATTCTCGCTAGATCATCGTCTAACAGGAAGGTGCCATCGCCTTCCGCGGTCTTGAACACTACTACATAGTCACCTATGCTGCCCACAGATTCTTTGGGGGCGAATCCCGTGATCTTGCCTGGAAAATCTGTATCAGTTAATACCGTAGGAGTCTTGGCTGTAAATTTTTGGCCACCAGCTACCGTGGGTGCTGCACTATTCCATTCTTGGATACCCCATAGTGTGGCCGTGGTGTCGATCCACCATTGTCCGTTGTTGGGACTAGCTCCTGGTTCGTCGCTGGCTGCTTCCAGTTCATCCAGATTGATGTCTGCACGTACTATGAACGCAGAATTGCTGACTCCCAGCAGGCTGTAGGCCGCTAGCAGTCCAAATTCATTTCTTTCAGATCCGTGTATGGGTGTGGAGCTCGCGGTCTTCTCAAAGAAAGGAACTCCAAAGAAATCTGTCAGATCTCGCTGACTGGTTACTCTAAATGCCCGTCCGGCATTAGCTTTTGTAGTACCGGTAGCGGTTGATGTACCCCCGCCGTTTAATTTATCTTGGCCCGTCGCTACTACGATAAGAGGAACAGTACCAGGTTCAGCTGGTGTATAAAAACTCTCGTCGATTACCGTAACTTGTACGCCTGGTGATGTTAGTGCCATTACCAAATCTCCTAATTATAGTTGCTCATATTATTTAGCGGTAGTCAATAAAATTGGCCAGTTACGGCACACTTAAAAGGGCAGAAAAAGGGCGGTTGATAAATATCGTATGCGTCCTTTGTGTAAAACCTGTGGAGAGAAGGCTGTGGCCGTCAACTATTACAAAGGGGGCCGGGCCTTTTATAGATCTAAATGTGATACCTGCGCAAGGAATGCACAGCCTAAAAAACCAAGATGGTTACAGATGGGATATAAGAAAAAGGATTACTGTGAGAAGTGCGGTTACAAAAGCAAACATCCGGAACAATTTAACGTGTTCCACGTGGATGGCAATCTCAACAATTGTCGTCCTGCTAATCTAAAAACTATCTGTGCCAACTGCCAGCGAACCTTACATCGAGAAGGAGTCAGATGGCGACAAGGTGATCTTCTAGCAGATTACTGATCTGTTTATAGAGATCATCGATGGTGCTGTCGTTTTCTATCACAGCATCAAATTCGGTTCCGACCCAGGCAGTTTCGCTAGCATGGATTTTTTTGATCTTCAGCTCCTGGATGGCGAAATTATGTCCTGAATTAGCCGATACCGCAGTTTCATACCAGTCCGGAAGGGCACCCCGCTTGACCCATATGATCTTACCCCCTGCATGTTTGATGCTGGTGATCTCATTAGGAAAACGGCAGTCTGAAATCACTACATGATCTCGACTGCTGCGGAGTTTGTTTTCTAGGCTAGCGATCCAGATATCATCGTGGAAGGCACGTCTACAGACTTCTGTGCCCCAATATTGTAGGACCCATCTGGGAGTCAGCGTGGGCATATCTAGGCGTTCTGCCCACCACGGATCTACCTGCTCGCGCCACTCTCGAGCTTCCTTGGTACGCCCTTCTAGTAAAGTTCTATCCCAACCAAATACTGCTGCCACTGCATCTTTGAGGGTGTTGGCAAATGACTCTCGCCTAAATTCGTGAAAGTTAACTAGATAGTCAGCGACGGTGTCTTTGCCGCTGCCGATGAATCCGCAAATACCTATGATCATAATGTCCTCCAATTACGGACATTATAGCAGATTTATTACAGCGGAGTCAACCGATGATCCAGGTATAGCCCTGTCCGCCGGGAACCAATTTCATAAGATCATCGACCAGCTTTTCCATTTCAGCCTGCGCTTCGGTGATCAGTGCAGTGCCATTGAGCTGTGTGCCACCACCGGGCCCGGCGATCTGACCGAATTTACTGCGTGCCTGTCCCAGCATCATTTTACAGTTGGCCAAGCTATAATCTCTGATCCATTGGCCTGCGTATACGTCTTCTATGATCGTGAAATCTGGTTTGGTGTTGTAGACCTGCAACATCACAGATTCTCTGCCTCTGGGCCGTTGATGTATGATCAGCTTGTGGCTCTGTGGATGCCAAGTGAAGTTTATAAACGATCCGAACATCTTGCCCACCAATTCTTGATACTGTGCAAATAGTTCGTAGGTAGCTAGTCCGCCCATATTAGTCGAGCTCAGCAGATAGGTGTTGGTATAGGCTAGGTTGAACGGTTCGAACACTGTACCTCCCGTGCCGTTGCCCGTCCTGGATCCTACGCTGCGTCGGAAAATCTGTCGGACCTGCTGTATCTCTTTGGGCAGTATGTATTCGTTGGTGCTTTCTTCTAGGGTGAGGAATGCATAGCTTTCTTCTACGGCATTGTCGCTGCGCTGCCGGAACACGGCTAAACTTCGATTCAGGGCGGTTTCGTAGTGTATGGGATCTAGTTCTACATCTACCATTCCATCGCCTAGCATGGCTTTGCAGTAGTCAAAAACCTGTTGTTTTGCTTGATCGTTTGAGCTCATAATAGTATTTATCGGTAGCGGTAAATATAGTACTATGCCAAGACTCAGCCTCTATCGCCCAGAAAAGGGCAACGATTTCAAATTCATCGATAAAACCGTGTGGGAAATGTTCCAGGTCGGAGGTACCGATGTCTTGGTACACAGATACCTAGGACCGGGTTCTAGTCTAGATTCGGGGCCTGCTACTCCCGCATACGCTTCTGATAGCGTATCTAACATACAAGATCTGCTGTTCTTAGAAAACAGAGATCGCAAATATGATCCCGATATCTATTTGCTGAGAGGTGTGTATAACGTGCAGGACACAGATTTCAATCTCAGCCAGTTCGGACTGTTCCTGCAGAACGACACGATCTTTATCAGTTTCCATATCACCGATACCGTAGAAAAACTAGGAAGGAAACTGATCGCAGGAGATGTCATAGAATTACCTCATCTCAAAGACGAATATGCCCTGAACGATTTCCAATTCGCGCTGAAGAGATTCTATGTCATAGAAGAAGTATCTAGGGCAGCCGAGGGATTCAGCGCCACTTGGTACCCTCATCTATATCGTGCCAAATGCAAACCATTGGTAGACAGCCAGGAATTCAAACAGATACTGGACGAAGTAGCGGACAGAGATAGTTTTGTAGGTAGCTATAATCCCGCCATAATCTATTACCCTGGACAGATCGTACTTGGCGAAGATGGTAAAAAATATCAGGTCACCAGAGAAGCCACAGGCATAGCACCCCCTAACTCTGCCTACTATGCGTTAGCTGATACTCTGAGAGATATCGCCAGCACCTACGAGAAAGAGATGCAGATCACTCAGGCTGTATTGGATCAGGCAGAAGCGGATGCTCCCAAGAGCGGTTATGATACTACCAAATATTTTACCCTGCAGCGAGATGGTCAAGGTCAGGCTGCACTGGTCACCGCAGATCTAACTGCTACGACCGTAGATGCTCAGACACAGGCCGCAGACGAAGATGGAAACCTCCTCTACGACGCCGATGGCGATCCGATCTACGTGGGACAGACAGCATCGACGACGCTGCTGAGTCCAGACGGTCCGGGTTATGGTGGTTATCTCACCGACGATGCTGTACCCCCCAACGGCGCACCGTTTACCGCAGGCATAGCATTCCCGTTGAATCCTACCGAAGGACAGTTCTGTCTGCGCAGAGATTATTTTCCGCATAGGCTGTTTAG